TCACGCCTTATTTTGCAGCGCCTGATGCAGTTCCTGATACGACGCCACCAGCGACTCCAGCGTCGCACGGTTCAGCCCGCTAGGGTTCGGCAGTACCCAAACCTGCGTTTCGCCAATACACAGCGCCTGACGTCCCCAGGAAACTTTCTTGATACCAAACGCCTGACTGAACGCCTGCTTCCCTAACACCGCCAGCGCACGCGGCTGATAGCGCGTCATCTTCTCAACAATCGCATTGCCGCCTTGCAGCAGCTCATCTCGCCCCAGCTCGGTGGCTTCAACCGTTGGGCGTTCCACCAGCATGGTGATGCCGCATCCGGTATCCAGCAGATGTTGTTCTTCCGCGGGTACCAGCAAACGTTCCGTAAAGCCTGCCTGATAAATCACTTTCCAGAAGCGATTACTGGGGTTCGCGAAGTGGTAACCGTGATGGGCCGTCGACAGCCCGGGGTTAATGCCGCAGAAAACCACCTGAAGATTCATGGCCAGAATATCGGTAATCATGTCTTTCCCTACTTCCGTTGACTACAGCCATCGTAAATTCTGATAAGAATAACAACAAGCTATCTTGAGTATAAAACCACCACCCGGCAGATAGACTATAGACCTCCCCCCGCACATTACCGTATAATCACAGCCCATTCGGCCCCTTAGCTCAGTGGTTAGAGCAGGCGACTCATAATCGCTTGGTCGCTGGTTCAAGTCCAGCAGGGGCCACCAAATTTTAGCTTTAAAATCATATGATTAAGCCACCTTTCGCAAGGTGGCTTTTTTGTTAATTGTGGTCACTGTCCCCTTTTTGTCCCCTGAGCTTTCAGACTGCCCCCATAAACAGGCGGGAAACCTTCTCAAACTTTTTTCTTATCTAAATAATCATATAGTGTTTTACTATATGATAATTGAGATAGATAAAAGGATAGTTCCATGCCACTGCTCGACTACATCAAAAAATACTACAACGGGAATCAAGCCTCGTTTGCTCGACTAACCGGCGTACAACCTGCCCAGGTGTCGCAATGGCTGGAAAAAGGGTTCATCGTTGTAGATCACACGCTGTACAGCCCACGCCGTAAACTCGGCATTTAAACATGTCTGGCGAACCATCACGGAACGCCCTGAATCTACTTTCCGTCATCAGCCCGCAAACCTTTTTCCCCGCAGCCTTAACGATCCTTTTGCAGATCCTTTCGTGCAATATTTTGCAAACATCCCTAACAACACTATCGCCCTGCAAGCCGCGCCAGCATTGGGTTTCCCGCATTTTCGGAAAAATAACAACGGCTAAATTTGTTCACGGCCAGAGTGACGAAAACCACAAACGATCCTTTTAAAACAATGCATTACTCAATTCATCACGCGGGCGTCATGCGCCTGATTTTGCAAAATGCTGCAAAACCTTACACAGAGTGCAAAAGCGCCCAGATGCCAGAACCCCAGCCACCGCGCGGGCTGGCGGTATGGTTTGCGCCAGATTTCTTTTGCAAAATTTTTATGATCCAAATCGTGCAGGCGGGTGCGGTGTAGCGCCGTTTACGTCTCGCTGGCGCTTCCGTATGCGGGCTGAGAACTCCGGCGCGGCAGGTGGTTGAACGTTCATGAAATGACACAGGCCGTCACGTTAATGACGGCCCGCGGGGCTTAGAATGTGATTGACGCGGTTTTACAGGATAGGGAGTAAATGCGCTGGGTATCAGGCGATGAAGGGGCCGTATTTCTCACGTAGCGCCGTCGCGCGTTGGCCGGTGTTGTTAATCGCCCCAGCGTTCAGCGGTGCGCCAGTGTTGTTATGCGTGTGACTGGCCGTCTGCTGCGCCAGCGTATGCAGCACGTCCAGCGTGTCCGTCAGTAGCGTGAGCACATTTAACTGATCGCTGCCCAACCTTATCGACGGCGCGATCAATTCCTGTTGTGCGGCTACACTGCGGCGAATACCTGCGATACGCTCTGTTAATGCGCCAGCAACCTCTGAATTGTAGTTCTGGCCGACATAGTCATTCCTGTCTTTACTGCTGCGGATCAGCATGTTTGCCGATGTGCCGATCGCGTAATCCCCATCAGCCAACGCCACAACCGCGCCAGCCAATAATTTATGTGTACCGAGTACCGTTATCGTGTCCGTCCCGTTGACCGTGATTGTCCGTGTCGTGGTCGTGCGGGTTTCTGCATCGCTGGTGATGTGGCGCTGGCTGCTACGCTCCTGAATAGTTTGATCGGTTTCCCGCTGCCAACTGCCGTCAGTTGTGACACGCTGGCTTACACCTGCACGCTGCTGCTGGAGCTGCTCGCCTGGCTTAATATCCGGCAATGCCATGCCGTCCTGCATGGTCTGTCTGATAACCGGTTTATCTGGCCTCCCCTCCGCGAATCCGATTTCAACAACCGCGCCCGCAGGCGGATACTGAAACATTCCCCCTTCGGCTCCCGCCATTGGAACGGGCAGCGGCACGGCATTGTATTCAGGCGTGTCGGCGGCGGGGTTGCCGTTCTCATCCAGCAATTGCAGATTAACCGCGTAACGGGGACGAAACGGATCGGACTGGTCGCCTAGCGCGGCGCTGTCATTCGCACTCATCACACGCGCCAGGCGCGGTAAGTGCAATCCGGCCCCCAGCTCAGGGTAATACTGTTCTATCTGGCGTTGCGCGGGCGGCTTCTGTGCGGGCTGGCCGCTGGCGTTCAGCGGTGTCCACGTCAGCGACATTTCATCATTATCAATCGCCACTTTCGTAATGCGCCGATCGTTCACAATGACCCCTGGCCGAATAGCAGGAATGACCGGTAATGTCTGGGTATTGCCCGCGCCGCCCGCGGTAGAAAATTCACGGGGGATCTCGACGGGGGTATTGGCAAAACGTGAATCCGCGTAACTGCCGATATAAACCTCGCCATCCGGCAACTGGAACCACGTATAGTCTGGAATGGCAAACGCACGCCCCAGATTAGCCAGTAGCAGATAGCCGCTGCCGGAATGGGTAAAATGCGGGATTGGCGTATCGGCATATTGCGCGGCGGGCAATGAAAACCGCATGGATGTGCTGGATTCAAGCTGTGCTATCACATCACGCAGCGTGGGATGTTGCAGCGAGATCGGCCAATGGCGCTCAAATACCCCGACCAGCTCACGAATAAACAGACGCTGTGCGCCGTTCTCCGCAGGCGCACAGCGTTCAACAAATCCGGTAAACCAGCGATATACAGAGGTGTTATACCCCAAATCCAAACGAACCAGCTCACCCGTCACATCACGATCGGTCAGTGCCGTCACAAACCCCAGACCGCATTTATTTAGCTCCAGCACCAGATTTAAGCCACTGACAGGGACATCCTCGCCAGCCAGTCGCAATGCGATGATCGGTTTCATGTCTGTTCCTCTGCGGGGCCAATCTTGTTATCGATTTTCTTCAGTACGGATTCAAACCAGGATAGCTTTTCTTCTCCCTCATCGGCGCTGCCCGTACCGCTGGCCGTTTGAACCGTCGCCCCCATCCCGCCCTTCGCGCTGGCCTGCGCCGCCTTGCGCTCTGCGACGCTGAAAAATTCTTTTAGCGTGAAATTGACCAGCCAGGCCATTTTGTCAGTCTGCGGCGCGGCATCGACTGCGCCGGAAAAGGTTGCCTCTCTGAATTTTATCGCCTGGGCAACTTCATTCGCCACACGATAACGTTTCATGCTGCCGTCCGCGCTCTTTGCCTCAGCCAGTGCAAACAGGCGGGTAAGCTGTGTTTTCTCCGCAAACGGGATCAGGCCGGAAACCCGCAGTTCCTTGCCCTTAATCCCCTGCTCTGCGCTGGCTGTGCTGCTGGCCTGCCCGCTCTGGTCTTTATCCTGAATTTGCATTGACGGCGACACCAGAATATTTTTTAGCAAAATCGCCTCACCATCCAACGCCAGCACAATAATCTGATTCATCGTTCTGTCACCATTTCACGCAGCGGCCCTAAATCCTCACCCACAAACATCATGCACAGCGTCAACACGGCATCAGGGTTGGGGATATTTTCCCGCATGTCCAATAGTGCCGTTTCGATACTGTTGTTGACTGACAGTGCCCAAATCGGCACGGACGCCCCCTGTAACTGTTGTAGTGTCTCGCCCGCCGCAGCCAACAATGCCTGGCGCTGGACAGCAAACCCTGCCAACGCGTTGGCGATATCCGCCATCCCAGCCCCGCCCGTCTGGCTGATAGCCTGTTGCATCGCCTGCGCGGATGATGCCTGTCTGGCCGTACTGAATGACAGCGGCGCGGCAGCGGGCAAACTGCCTGCCATCGTGGGACGCTGCATTTTCGTTACGGCCAGACTCAATGCCGAACGAGCGCGGCGCTGAACCTGCGTTAACTCAGGCAACGGGAACACGGCAGCGGCGGCAGTTAACAACGTAATAAACTGCTCGTTCGTGGTCGCGGTTATCATGAATATCACGACATCATGATTAGCAGGCGCGCCCGTCAGCTTTCCCGCCAGTGCGTTAACGGCATTGGGCGGACTGAGAAAAACACCGGATTCCACCGCGTGCCCGACACCAAACGTCCACGGATGGACGATCACTGTCGAGCACGTGATCGGGCGCATGTTCGCAGGAATGGCGAGGCGTTTTTCATGCCACATTACTGTGGGGCCTCCGGCCAGTCGATTTTCACCGCGTTCACATCGATACGGCTCAGTAACACCGCGTAGGTCTGCCATTCAGTCAGCGCGGCTTTTTCTTCATCTGTCGCAATGTCCAGATCAATGGCATAGGTCAATTCATTGATGCGTGACGTTGCAGAAGCGCGACGGGTGGCCAACTCTTGCTGTGCAACCTTGAGCGCGGCTGCGGCTTGCGCATCTTTATCGATCACCCACTTTTTCCCATTCCAGACATCAAACTCAGTGGATGGTTTCAGCAGCGTGACGTTATCCGGCAGTTCGCCGAACTGGCTAACAGTCTGCGGCTGTCGTGTTTCCGTACTGTAGACCGTCTGGCCGCGATAGTCCGGCACTTGCTCCCACGATGTGCCATCAGTGGAACGGCGCAGGGCTTTGCCGACAGGCGGCAATTCGGGTTCGTCTGCGTAGCTGTCAGCAGGCAGTCCAATGCCTTGCATGACGTACTCGTAACTCGCTGACTGATATTCGCGTGTTGCAGGGTTAACGTGATAAACGGTAATCCAGCCGGAATTGATAGCCAGCCCACGTTCGTTCAGTTCTGCGTTAGTGATTTGTGTTGAATAGTTGCTCATTATGCTGCTCTCACAATGTAGTTAAATGCAATGTTACGGGGGCGGTTTTCGTTAGCTGTGGGTACGACGCGTGACGCGTCCAATTTAGCTGGATACCACGCGTTCATTGTTGGACTATCCACAACACTCATATAATTATCAGTATCATGCAGTTTTTCACTAGTATCGTAATACATCGCACTTGTTGATGAATTCGCTTTTTTTATCGCTACATCTGCGTCATAACCATAAAACAGGCTACCTGTGATGTTTCTAATTGCGTCGCCCTGCGCTGACAGCAACGCACGCCCAGCATCAGCGCCCCGCCCATCATCCCAGCCACGGACGAACTCGCCGCGCAAATCGGGCAATACGCCGGATGGGTATCGGGACGCTAAAACCGGATACAGGGTTTTATCAAATGATTGCCCGTTGCATTTGAGCCAGCCAGATGGCGCGACGGCCGCTGGGAATGGCAGGGGGATGCCCGCTAGGTCGTTAATAGATACTGAACCAGCGCTACCAGGCATAACCCACGAACCGTTAGCATCTGCCACTGCGTTATTTCCTGTTACTAGAGCGGTTCCAGTTGACGCAGTTGGTATTGATATTACTGTTTGCCCTGTCGTTGTTTCGCTATCAACGCGGCTGTATATTTGCATCAGCGTGGCTGTGGGGGACGTCAAAAGCTTGTATCGCCCAACCGCATTCGCGGCTACAGACGAATTTGTAAATTCTATCCCCGGAAATCCAGCGCGCGCGATGCTTGGGTTTGCTGTAAATGTTTTTATCCCTGCGATTGTCTGCGCATTGCCAGACATTAAGACCTGCTGACCATTCCAGTTAACAATGCCCGCCCCCGATGTTGACAGATTAATGTTGCCGTTAGGGGCTAGTATAATGCCTGCTGCTGTGACGTCATTTAGTATCTGGATACTGTTGTTAGCTGAACCTCGACCGACCAAGCCCTTTCTTGTTGTCCCATTTGAGTCAAAAAATGGTATGAATATTGGTGCACCTTCCACGTCTGCCAGAAGCCGCAGGGGCTGCTGTCCAGATTTAAATGATTTTGCGTTCGTTATTGTTTGCGCTGTGTCAGTTGTCATCGGGTTAGGTAGATTTGCACTTGTCCAAACCTCAACCCAGTCAGACCAAGGATCTGTAGTTAGTGGTTTGCTTCTTACAAATATTCTGTTTGATATATGCGTTGTATATATCTGAACAGTGCCATACCCAGCCACGGCGTTATAAATGACGTCGAGAGAACCAGCAGAAACAATTGGATAATGTCTTGCGATTGTCGCGTTAGCTGTATCTCCCTGCGTCCAGCGTCCCTGGTAATTCTGTCCCGCCAGTGTATCCAAATCGCTGGCGCCGATCGGCCCTTTTAGCAACAACACGGTGCTGCTGTTCGCCTTTTCATTTAGTAACGCAGTAATGCCCGCGTTTTCCCGAAATAGCGGCTTATTTGGGATGTCTGCGCCGTTTTGGTCTTTAAGAATAAAGCGACTATCAAGATCGGCAATCGGAGAAAGTGGACGATTATCAGTTAACTGACCACTGACGATAGCAGCCAGTTTAGTAACATAGTGCGCGTAGCCTGCATCGTCCGTGTAATTGTTGAATCTTGTAATGGGCGAAGCGGCAGTAAACTTGATACGGTTTTCCCATGCGCCCGTTACAGTTCCCTGCCTGCTGACGTCCAGCCAGACAGATGTATTAGCCGATACGTTGAGCATTGCCGGCGCATCCAACTGCGCCCGTAACCCGCCCACATACCCGATCCCCGCCATCACCGTGGCCACACCGTTAGCCAGTGACACACGGAACCCGTCATTGAGAAACGCCGCCGCACCGTAGTAATCCAACATGGCCAGCCGATGCGCTTCATCCATCCCGAACAACCGCGCAGAAAAATCAATCTGCCACGTTGCTGCCGATACGTTGATTTGTGTCGCCGCCGCCGCCCCATCGAACTGCATAGCAAGATTGCGCGTTAAGCTATTGCCCTGCCTGCCGTTCTGCGTTTTGATTTTTTGCTGGGTGCGAACGTGGACGATCATCAACACGGTATTGGTTTTGCTATCGACGAGTCCTATCCAGTTGTAATCCCAATCGCCGATCGCTGTGTCTAACACAACGGAATAGACCACCGCGTTAGTATTGAGTACACCTGATTGCGTGATAGCGGCGCGGTGTTTGATTGCCGCAGCGGCGGGCATTCCTTCATCACGGCTCACCGCCTGATTCTCGTCCTGATTAGGGTTCAGGGCGAAAACGATCTGGTCGGGAACGGCGGGTTGCCCATCCAGCACTTTTTTTACGTTCCATGCTTCAAATGCACGGGTAACAATACTCTGTGCCATAAAACCTCACTGACTGGCGGTATAATATTCGGTTGATGATGTGAACGCGGGGGCGTTTGCTGGGATTCGCCCTTCGACCAGCCCATGAACAATGTCAACATCGGCGGCGTAATACGCGGTGTCATGACTGAACTCTGCGGCACGAATGCGGGATGTATCCATGTTCTGTACATCAAAATAGTAGCGTCGGCACGTACGGCCATACTGACGGATCAAATCCATCATCAACGTGTTATAGGTGCCGAGCTGCTCGTCATTCAGTTGCACCAGGACAACATCCCAATCATGCGCGGGCTGCCGCTCGGACAGCGTCACATCCCCGACATCCAGCCGCTTGAAGATGTTGATGAACCCTGCAACGCTGCCCGCATCAACCGCGTTGATAAACGCGAATTTCACCCGCTTGCGGTAGAGCGCCAACGGCTCCCCGTTAAACCGCTGGATATCGCGCTGGTACGCCATCGCATCCAGTAGCGCCACGTCACAGGTTTCAGCGTCAAACTGTTGCAAGGGAAATTGCATCCAGCCATAGGTTTTCAGCCAAAATTGTTTAACGGCCGTAAACAGCTTGAGCGGTTCCCCGTTGTCCATCCACGGCGGTAACGTCTGACTATCCAGCCACGTTTTAAACTCAGACATTTTTAAATACCACGCTGACACCCGACAGGCGCGGAATGCTCAGCTCACTGACAATGTCTGACTCACTGAAAGTGATTGACTCGATTACAGGAAAATACTGATGACATTCCCCTGCCAAGTTTGAGAAGGAAAAACGGGAATAGGGCCATGTCTTTTTCACGTCATAATCGGTGTTTTGGCGAAATGCACAGCGGATCAGATCCAGCACGTTAACGCGTAACGCCTGCAATTCCTGAATCGTGAAGTTTTCATAATTTTTCAGGTAAACCGTAACATCGAGCGTTACGTCAAACTCCGGCAGGGGCAGGCACAGCACATCATCACCGTGCCCGTGGTGCCCTTGCGCCATCACATAATCATTGACGGTATCGATAAACGGCTGGCTGGCAACGCCGGAATCCAGCAACAAAAAGACATTGGCTGTACCTGGCCCGCGTGGCGCATCATGTTGAAAAAAGATGCGGTCAGTTGTCAGCCCTGCAATCTGCGCAATCGCGCCGCGATAAACGGCATCAATGTGATATTGCCCAGGCAAATTAAACTGATTGCGCACGCGGTCACGCAGCTCGTCATCAGATTCAACATCCGCCCCTGGCGCGGTCAGCCAGTCATCGTCGTTAACAATATGTTCAATATTGTCTACACCAACGGGTAAAATTCGGTAGTAGCCTGGTGCGAGGTTATGCCCGCTACCGGCAAGCGTGGCCGTCACGGGAATCGGGGCACTTCTGACGCCCGCATCGATAGTAAAATCAGCGTCTGTTGTCAGTCTGTAGACGGTGCCGTTGATACGTTCCGTCTGGATTTGGGTTCCCGCAGGCACAACGGCGGTTATATCGGGATCGAACTTAGTGAACGTAATCACCCCACGCGCCCCCACGGCCCCCTTGCGCTCCAGATTGACCGCCCAGGCGAACACATCAACAAACGCCCCGCTGGCCGTCGCCAGATACAGGTTTTTCATCACTGTGTTGACCAGCGCATTCTTTAGCCACATCACCGGCGCAGTAACAATCGCCGTGATTAATCGCCAGAACGGGGACATGCGGGACGTGTTCGTTATCATGCCCGCATCAGAAACGACCTCGTCAAACTCTGCACGGATCTGTTTCTCGGTAACAGGCATACCCTGTTCAGCCAGAATGCGTTCATAGTCGGGATTGGGGCGATTATTCATAATGATTCACTCACTGAGATCGGGCCGAAATCATACGTTTCAGCATCAATGAAATAATTCCCGCGACCGTTATCACGGATAACCACCGTCCCTGGCACCAGGCGCGTATCTTCTTCTGTCAGCAGTTCCATGCGTAACATGATGTCACTGCGCAATACCGGACTGCGTTCAGCAACCAGTTGCTTAACCAGCCCTGATTCAATCAGCCGGTGAACCACATCCTGCGCAATGCTGACGCGGTTATTACACAACTGCGGTTCATTGCCGGTATTCAGCGTGAAATCACCGTCAGTGATTAGCAGGTCAAAATACAGTGCATCACTCATCCTGCGGCCAGCTCCTGAGATTCTGCGATACTGGTAAACGTTGCGCCGTTCGGTGGATAGATATTCACGCTGGCAATCTCTGTTTTGCGTGTATTCGCTGTACTCTGATTATTTGTCTGCAAGGTTTTGGAAATCCCGCCGTTCTGCATCGCTGGCGCAGTGACGCCAGCAGGCGCGGCCAATCCGCTGCCCGTGGTAGGCTTCAGGTCAATATTGATGCCAGGCAGGTAATTCAGCCCTTTAGCAATGAAGTTGTAGGTCTGGGTAAACGAGTCCATTAGCGAGGCCCACAGCCCGTTAAAAATATTGGTTATCGAATCAACAAACCCGCTAAAGGCCGCAACAGGGGATAGCCCCGCAAAAAAATTCACGGCCATTTCCCACCCACGCTGGATCGATGACCAGAGGTCAGAAAAAACACCATCCAGCACACGGCACGCCTCAATCACCCAACCGATGGGAGCCAGGATCCAGCCGATAGCCTCCGCAACAATACGTCCGAACGCCTCACCAGCTGATGTGACGCCAGCCAGCTCTTCAGAGGAATACGCAATCGGCGTCAGCAAGTCGGTGAACCAGCCAAACAGGGCTTTCACCCCTTGCCAGACAATCCCGATCGCGGCTCCCAGCAGGTCAAACAGTGGAGACAGTGGCGCAAGCGCGCCGGATGCCTCACCAAAGCCACTCACAAACCCTTTAAAAAAGGCCTTGATGGGATGCCAAAACTTCACGACGGCGACCACAACCAACGCGATAGCAGCAATAATGGCGAGGATCGGCCAGATAACCGCATTAACACCGATGGCCGCTGCCCAGGCGGCAACTTTTGTGACGATAAATGATGACTTCAGCCAGTTCATTGCCGTCGTGGCCTTTGTGCCGATCGCCGCCATAATGTTTAATTTACCCGTGACCAGCGCCACGGACTTCGTACCGAGCGACCAGAGCGGTAACAGCCCCGTCCAGATAAATCGGGACAGGCCAAACACGATATTAGCCGTCGCCCCCGCTGCCGCAAATGCCAGCGTACCGAGCGCCACATAACCCAACCAACGGGCGATATTCGGGAACATATCCAGCCATTTAGCGAATTTTTCACCGATGGCGATCACGGTATTGCCGAGGGGAGAAATAGCAGGGATCAACCGCATCCCGATCGATACCCGAATACGCTCCCAGACCTTATCGAGACGTTCCCACATGTCAGCCATTTTTTTCGCCATGTCCGTGGCACGATCAAGCCCCTGCGTATTGCCCATATCACGCATATGCTGACGCAATTTATCCGCCTGGCCCCACGTCGCCGTTAATGCCTGCGCACCGTCGCCAAACGCCTTGTTTAACGCTGCCTGCGCTTTGATGTTCCCCTCGATCGAGCTGCCAAATTTGCCCTGGAGCTTTTGCAGAATATCGGGGAATTGCAACATCTTGCCTTGCGCATCGGTGAAACTCAGACCGAGCTGTTTCCCACCTTCCACCGCTGATTTCAGAAACGCATCATAAATCCCGCCCGCTTCCGTGCCTTTTGTCTGCTTCAGCATCCCCATGACGGCAAATTGTTCATCCATGCCGACACCCATCTGGGTGCCCGTGCCCTTGCTGGACTTCACTAACTCCTTGAGTTCGTCCAGACTGGTGCCAAAGTTCTGCACCATGTACGCCCCTTTTGACGCCATCATTTCAGCAAACGGAATATTGCCCATTCGCGTTGCCACGGTACTGAAGTTACTCGCCATGTCATTCATGTAACTGGCGGCACCTTCAGCACTGGATTTTGTTGCCACGGCCAGCGTATTGAGTCCTGTGGTATATCGGGGTAGCTCGTCGTCCGTTATTCCCGCGACTGAACTACGAATGACGGTTGCAGACGCGACAAACTCCGCCGCCGACTTACCGTAAGCCGTGCTGAATGCCTGAGCTGATTGGTAAATTTTATCCAGCGATTGCGTGCTGACGTTACGGGTTGATAATTCATCCAGCGCCTTTCTCACTTCATTAGCGGGATCGAGCAAACCTTTGACGCTCTGAGCAACGCCCCACAACCCCGCCGCGCCAATCGCCACACGGCCCAGCGCTTCCGCGCTGCGGTTAGCAAACTGTTCAACGGATTGCTGCGCCCGTCCCAGCGGCGCACTCAGTTGGTTTTTCAGACTTAATAAAAAGCCCAGCTCTCTCATCGTTATTCCCTGCTGCCGTTGAACGCAAACGCGATACCTGCGGCGGTACTGTTAATCTGGCATTCGTGAAAATACTCAGCCAGCCACGCCGCGCGGGCCAGACTCATGGCGTCGTCGTCGTCATGTGGCAGATAATGACGCCGCAGCGTCATATACTGCTCAAGCTGATTGCCCCTGATGGCATCAATCAGCGCACTTATCCCTTTACTTCGATCTCCACCTCTGGCGCGTAAATTTCATTAACTTTTTTAGCGATCTGCGTGCCGATGCCTGGTCGTTGCAGCAACTCATTCAGCGCGTCGCGGGTTTCAGGGGTGACAATACGTTTCAGGTAGGTGGCAATCGTGCCGATCACATCACCGTCACGCGCGGCCTCGTTTGACAGCTTGTTATACGCCACCAGTGTTGGCGCAAATGACAGTTCACGACCGTTGACGGTCAGCGTGATCACGTTGGTTTCTTTGCTCATCGTTCAATCTCTCTGCGTTGATTAATGTCAGTTATCAGTTGGTTATGTATGGCGGCGCATTCGCTATATAGCACGCGGTACGCCCGTAACGCCTGGTCAAAATCCTGACCGGTATTACCCGCCAGGCGGGGGAACTGTACCGGACAAAGGGTTAACAAATTCGCCTGATAAGGCACGTTCGGCCTGTTCTGCGCTGTCGTTGAACAACCGAACGTATTCATCGCTAGCACACACATTAAGAAAAACAGGCTTAAGGGTTTCTGTATGAAAGACGCGATCTTGTGTGTGCTCATTTGCGCGTAGCTCCTGTAATTTCTGCTCCAGCGCCCGCCCTGATTGACCGGCGATGTCCTCTAGCCTGGCACGCGTTCCATCGGCTGCGGCATTAGCCGCGCGGGTGATGCGCAACGCCTCGCTATCGTGCTGCAAGTTGTTGACATACCAGCCCGCAACAAATGCCACCACCGCTAACGCCAGCAGCCGCTTCATCAGCGCACGCCACCGTGCGCCAGGCTAAAATGGTTGCCATCAGGACGGGAGGTAAAGCGCCCGCCCCATGCGCCGCCGATGGACTCCCAAAACTCGCCAAGCGGCATGTAGGCTTCCGTTTTCGACTGATACACCCCATCAATAAACAGATTAAAATCCACGGCCAGACGCTGGGTGTGCAGGCTGTTACTGATACCTGCGCCCGATTTGGCATTGATAGCGGCTTGCTCCGGCGTCCGATAGGCTTCGCCAAACGTCAGCGAATAGCCGTTCTCTGCCGCCCAGGTGATCAGGCGTGCAACCATGACCGTAAACGTGGCTTGTTTTGCGCTTAAACTCATGAATTCTCCCGTGATGCTCTCAGTTTGCGTTCAATGATGGCCTCTATCGCCGTTGACCCTGCGATCCCCAGCGCCGAGGCCAATCCCAACACCGCCAGTTCTGGCAGCTCAGGAAACTGGATCAGGGCCACACCCGCGACCATTGACGCCGCCGAACCTAAAATAATGCGGCCCACTAACAGGCGAAACGTGATCCGTTCCTCACTGACCAGCAGCTTCCCCAACCCGATAGCCGCGCCAACAACTAATAAACTGGTAAAAAATGACGTTTCACCGTTTTGCATAATTCACCCAATGAGATCCCGAATATCCGTTTCAGACAGTACTGGCACGCCGTCGATACGCACAAAATCGGGGCTGGTCACCAGATACTTCACTTTATGCGTCGCCGTCTCCCCGCCCTTCGGATCGAAGGCAACCGGCCCCGTCAGTACCAACTTGCACCCGAACGCCTCAACCTTGAATTCCTCATCGCCAGTGTTGGCGTAAAACAAAATATCGGAGGTCGGGATGGCGCGGTAACTGCCTGCTACGCGGGCCAGCGCGGTGATTTTTTTGAAATTCTTCGTATCAAATTCCATTTCACCTTCAGCGCCGACATCACCGGAAACGTAACCGTCTGGAATGCCGCGCGTTTGTGATACGGCGGTGTTATCCGTGATATCCAATGTCGCGGTCTTGACGTGTACCAGTTCAGTCCCTAGCGAAATATCAAACGACTGCCCGCCGATTCGCTGTGTCATCGTTATGCCTCCAACGTGGCATCTAACATGATGCCCACTGTGATTGATTTCGGACTGCCGTAAGGCCGCACCGTGAGATACACCGCCACGGCAACCGATGACGTCCAGGCGATCACCACATCCCCCTCGCGCGGGGATTGCACCTCGCCTGGGAACGTGACGTTATTAATCTGGCTACTGCGGGACATTTCACGCATGTGACGCGCAAAAAACGTCTGATGTGCGGCGATGCTGCCTGGCGTGCTATTCATTGAACGGTCGGCAATTTTTGCGATAGCCTGGAGACGAACACGCCGCGCGATTTTGTCCACAATGCGCAGGTGTTCGATAACCTGATAATCGCCGCCCTCAACGTCCAGCGTTCTCCCGTCAGCCCAGTAAATACCGTCATAATCCGGATACCACATCGGGACGCTGTAGCGGATGGCCTCCAGTGCCTGCAAGGTCGCCAGTTCTAGCGGAATATCATCACTATCAACGGGCAATACGGTGCCCATGCCGATTAACGGCCCTGTGCGCACTCGCGCTGGGCTATCAGCGACGGTCACAGCACGGCTACACAGACGCCCCGCCAATACCCCCGCTTCACTGCCCCACAGATTCGGCACCAGTTGCACCGAGGGCACCGCTTCACCGCGCTGTAAATCGGCTAAACGTGCGAGGTACGCTGACCACGTTTCATCCGCTTGCAGGCCACTGACGGACAGAATGAACCAGACCCAGCGGCCATATTTTGAAATCAGCGTGGTACGCAGGCTAGCAGCAGCGGCAATCGTGGCTTTTGTCGTGTCCAGCGTTAGCACAACCCCTTCAACGCTGGCGACGGCCTGCGCACTTTCCACCCGTTTCACCCAGATTTTGGCAACCTCGGCGGCGGGCAGCTCGTCCAGCTCGTCGTCAGAAATAGAAACGACAAACGCGCTCCAGTTCTGCCCTGCGTTCAGCCGCGCCGCCTCAACACAACGCTTTAGCGTTGAGTCGTCAGCGCCCAGCAGGCTATCCAGATTGCTCTGAGTGTTTACCGGCGTGACAGGGATCGCATCCCCCACCGCGCGGCCAACAAACAGCACAACCCGCTCGATCTCTTTCGTTTCGCCCTGAAGCTGATTGAGCTGATTTATTGTGATAGTAGGCCAGGTCATTTATCCCCCTCGATCCTGTGCGTTGACGTCCCAGCCAAACCCGATGGCCTGCAACTGACGCGCCAAAATTTTGTTAAATTCGTCATCGCTCACGCCCAAAAACACACGCGAGGGAATATCTATTGTCCAGGTCGTTTTCGCTGGCTCGCCACGGAGTTTTCTTATCAGTAACCCCGCCTGCGCCATGTTCAGGGTGTCGGTAATGTATTTGCTGCTCGCTTTGACATACCGATTCCCCTTGCGCATTTTGTAACCCAGTGCGCGTAATCGCTTAGCCTGTCGATCTGTTGCCGATGGCGGATCCGCACCTCCACTACTTTGCGTGTTCTTTTGTTGCTGCCTGGCCTGCCTGCGATTGACAGTAATGTCCATGCCGTTTTGCTGGCTATATCCCACAACCCCAGCGGGTACAGGCGTTTCCCCGTTACGGTATCCACCACCTTGCAAATAAATACGCACTGCGCCAATTTCTGGCATTTCGCGCACATGCAGCAACTTCGGCAACTGACGCAACATTTTGCCGCGACGTTTCGACTTTCTCGGTGCCCACGGCTCACCGTCTGGGCTGGTTTGGTTACGCTGATTGCGCTTGGCCGCGACAATGACCCCCAACTTGGCAATACGCCACAGCAACCGCTGGCGCTTTTTGGGTGGCAGCTCCAGTGATGCCAGCGCGGCACGCAATTGCCGTAACTGTCGCTGCGGCAACCCGCCTTGAACAGACAGCGCCATTACAGCGGTGCGCCGCTGGCGTCTGCGGCATACAACGCCCCGCTTAACGCCGTCCATAATTCGGGATCGGCCAGCTCCCAACGTTTGCCGCCGAACGGAATATCACCCGTGTCGCTTGGCCGGATGTTGATGCTGTCAGCCAGCTCGACGACGATTTCCAGCGGGGACGACAGTTCCTCATCGAATTCAATGTCAACGCTGGGTGGTGATAACTCCAACTCGTCATACAGCGCGTTGCGGCTGTCAGCCAGCCATGCCAGTACCAGCGCGTAAACCTGCGCAGGCGCGCAAATCCGATACGGGAACGATCCCCAGTTCAATATCGCCTGATAACGAAACACCCCTATCCGGCGCTGCTCCAGCCCCAGCGCTTTGGGTGATGGGATTAACTCCGCATTGTCCAGCGCACTTTCAAACTGGTGCATAACCCGCTCGGGCAGGTTCTGCGTTAAAAACGCGGTCAGACTCTCAATCTGGCTCATATCAGATGCACCCCAACACGCGGATAACGCTGCATGTTTCGCAGCACAACGGCCGCTTCTGCTAGCAAAATGTCGCGCGTTTCGGCGCTTTCCTGCCCTGGGTGCGTTTCTCGTCTACCAATGCTGGCGAATTCGCCCAGTAAATCGGCTTTCGCGCGGGCATAAATCGCCTTTTTGTATTGCGCGGTCAGTTGATTTTCATTCCCTGCCCGTGCGCCTGGCACATCAATGGCCTGCTCATGCCCCCGTTCACGCCAGTAAATCACCACATCACCGAGGTTATCGTTCACCTCTGCGACCGCCGCCAATAGCGCCTGTGTCGCCGTAGACGCGGGCAGATCGGGCGGAATAGTGCGTGAGCGCTGAAACTCCCCCAGATTGAGATCGGGCCAGAACGCCACACCGTTAACGATGGGTTCATCCTGATAATCAATCGGTTTTCCGCTAAACCCCAGGGATGGCACAGCCATGTCACACCTCATCAATGCAAGCAGGGACGGCGGGCAGACCGAGATCCACGGCCTGAAAACCTTGCGAGTTTTCAGCCTCCCTCGCGCCCGCCCCGGCTTGCCGGTAGTCGTTACTTTTCAGTTAGCATCCGAATACGGGCCGTAATCTTTTTACGGATGGTGCCCACACCCGCGTGCCGGTTAAATTTCTCAGCCTGTTCCAGCAGCACATCCGCCTGTTCCAGCGTGTCAACATCATCAACCGCCGTTGCACGCGGCTGGCCGTTCTCATCACGCAGTAAATACAGCCCCGCGAACTTGAACCATTTCGCGTTGATGTCCTCATGCAGCCGCCACTTGTCGCGGATGTTGTTAAACGTCCGGCTGAAATACGGTTCAATGCTGTGCCCTGCGGCGGCTTCGTCTGTGGCCCACTCCAGCACCGTGTCAGCCACAAATGCCGGTAACGTGCTTTTGAAGTTATCCGGCGTCGCCTGGCTCTCACGGATTGCCGTATCGGCCCAGTCCAATGCCCTGCCCATTTCCCCCGTGTCAAACAACCAGATCACGCAGTAAACCAGCGCCGGATTTGCAAAGCGGGCATCACCGGCCAGATAGGCTTCAACGCTCGGCATCCAGCGCGGGAGAAGCACATTGCGTTTCATTTCAATGCGGTCTTCTGTTCGCGGCAGGCTGCGCAGCATGGCAACATCTTTTTCCAGCTCCAGCTTTTGCAGATGGAAGCTGACCGGCGATGCGGCCAGTGCTTCACGTTTATCCAGCGCTTTGGCGGTTTTCACGCTAGCGCGATGGCGTTGACACGGGGACATGGCCATCTTTATTCACCGCCGCCGTCACCTGTTGCCAGGGTGATTTTGTCGAATGCCGCGTACAGCTCGTCATGCTCGACCCCGTAACCTTCCATGCGCAGATAATTGTTTTCAAAGCGCTTACGGTCATCGTTCCATTCGGCTTTACGCTTACGCGTGCCACCTTGGGTATACAAGTGCAGGTTATCCAGCGTGGTAACGACGAGGCGACCTTCCGGCATAAACGGCGGGGTGTAGACGGTACGCCCCGCAATCTGACGGCCAATCAGTTGCGCGGCGACCTTCTCAGTCGGGCGATCAATCCGATTCATCATAGTTGTGGCGTCATTACCGATTAAGTCAGCAGAGGCCAGCACAATGAGGCGCGGATCGTTGCGGAATGGCTCATAGATGCAGTTATGCACCAGGTCGGTAACCGCCGCATCAAGACCGATAAAGTCGGCACCGGCCCCGCCAATGGTCACGTCGTCAACGATGATTTGCTCAGCGCTACGCGTTTTAACAATCTGGTGCCAGCCGATGTTGACGTCTTCGCCGTTCGGGTTTTCTTCAGGATCGGTATCGTCTGCAACGCTGATGCCGTTAAACGCCACGCGCAACATGTCCAGTGCGAACGATTCATTACTGAACGCCTGGATGCGCTGAAAGAATTCTTCTTCGCTGCCCGAGTTTGCCCAGACAACCAAAAGCGAATACGGCAGATATGAACCCGAATCCGTTTCAACCAGCTTGTATTCGTTCCCCCCCACGCTCAGCGGGCGAGTGAACCGACCGTCTTTCTTACGGCCGGTGTAAATACCTGGCTTGCCCGTGGTCACCACCTGACCGGTTATCTGATCGACATCCAGTACGTTCGGCAACAGGCTCAGGAATTCGGAACTTTGCAGTAACGCATTGCGTAGCTGGGTTTCCTTTGGATTCGTCAGCGAGAAAAATCGCGACGTGTCCACCTGGCCGTTAGCCGTTGCCAGACCTGCGGCATATTTGCGCAGTAGCGCCTCGGCTCTTGGGGTTAATTGCATAATCTTTTTATTCCTGAAAAGAGGAGCGGTTAAACAAACTCAAACGGTTTATTGCTGCCGTTTGGTGCATTGTTCGGGCGACGTGTGCTGCCGTCCTCCATCGCTGACAACTTGGTCAAAACCGTGGTCAATTGCGTGGTCAGATCGCCCATTGCATCGTTAGCAGGCTGGTTAGCGGGCTGACGACGTGCGGAAAACTCACGGCGACGAGGGCGCGAACGAGGGCGCTTCTCTGGGGTGACGTTGAACGCCTTCATTGCTTTTGCCAGGTTGGCTTTTGCAACGGTGAATTCCGCCGCTTTGACTTCATCGCCTGGGTTATCAACAACGTCCTGCGCAAGAACAGCCACTTCTTCAGCGGCATCGGCGATCTCTTCTGCGATACCCGCTACCTCTTCAGCAGCTTGCTCCGGCGTATCAACCGCGTCGGTATCACCGCTGGCAGCGTCTTTGCCGCTTTTGACCAATTCCAGCAATTGCTGGATGAGGGCTTTTAGCTCTTCCATCTTTTGTTCCTCACCCTCGTTGGGCTTATCAGTGTTAGGTTCTGGTGTTGGCGTAAACTCTTTACTGGTCGAAAATAAGCGCGACCAGAAAGATTCTTTTTTATCTGATTTATTCGTCTGTAATTTTCCCAGGCTGAACGTTTCAAGGTTCCCGCGCTCGGCGTCCTTTTCTTCTCCAGCCAAAACGAATTTGAGTTTTTCCGTTCCCAGACTGGCCGGAATATCCGTTACCGCCAAACCGAAAAGATATTCCCGCCCGTTTCCCGCAAAATCAGAAATAAACTCAGCAGACGTAAACAGTTTTTGCCCCATTCGATTGGCATCAATTAAAAATTGATTCGGCACTAACTGGGCATATAACTTCGTAACATCACCGTCTATTTCCACTTTCAGTGCATCCACTTCACCCAGATTGCAGGTAAATTCACGTTCACCGATATCGTATTGCGGATGGTGCGGCCAAATCATGGCGGTATAGGTTTTACGGGTGTAGGTTTCTGCCGCATCAATCAGCCATTGCGCTTCAATAATACGACCGTCCACAGCCTGCCCAGATGTGGCAATACATAACCAATCAGTGCGGTAATGAGATTGCGGCATAATAACCTTCGTTGAAAAAGTAAATAACGGCATTTCGTTTGCGGTAGTCAGTATTACCAATTGATTAATTGTTCGCGACCGCTTTATTTCTGATGTATTCGGATATAAACGCTTATCCGCTTTTTACCGATATTTATTGATAATTACGGCAGAATAATCCCGTCATAATAGCCTCATGGCTAAATACTCCGATGAAATAAAAGACGCGGCACGCGCCCTGTATATTAAACGCTGGGTGCCGAAAGACATCGCACAGGAATTAAACCTGCCGCCGCGCACTATTTACCATTGGGCTGATGTAGGCCAGTGGGCATCACTGCTGCCCGTTGAATCAGTCGAGCATGTTATTGCCCGACGCATCGATCAACTAACAGGACGCGAGAAAAAAACATCGCTGGAGCTGGAAGAGCTTCGGGATCTGATTGCTCACCACGTCAAGCTAATGGCGCAGCAAAATAAGCACGCCGAAAAAATGGCGGAAATGCAAGCCAAAAAAGCGGCCTATGATGGTGAAGGGTATTGCCTCAGTGCAGCGGGCGGAGAACCAGGAGAAAGAAAGCGCCGGTATAAGAAAAACGATGTTTCCGCCCTGACGCCTGAAATGCTGGATACGTGGGCACAGGAACACCTTTTCGAGTACCAGCTACACTGTCGCGATCACAAAGATGAAGACTGGCGCTTCATCCTGAAAAGCCGACAAATCGGCATGACCTACTATTTCGCCTGGGAAGCGTTTGAAGATGCCGTCGTCACCGGTGACAATCAGGTTTTCTTCTCAGCGTCCCGCGCCCAGTCTGAAATCTTCCGCGAGTATATTGTCCAGATCGCACAAAACCATTTTGGCATCACGCTGACGGGTAAAAACATCCGCCTCAGCAACGGTGCAATCCTGCGCTTTCTGTCCACAAACGCCAGCACCGCGCAAGGTTTTAACGGCCATCTGTATGGTGATGAAGTCTTCTGGATCCCAAAATTCACGCGTCTGCATGAAGTCGCCAGCGCAATGGCGACACATAACAAATTCAGAACGACCTACTTTTCAACGCCCAGCGCAAAAACGCATCAGGCGTATCCGGTCTGGACTGGCGACGAGTGGCGCGGTGACGATCCGAAACGTAAAGGCGTTGAGTTCCCGAAAGACAGCGCCATGCGCGAGGGGATTATTTGCCCCGATGGCATCTGGCGTTATGTCATTACGATGGAAGACGCGATCGCAGGCGGCCTGGGGGCGCTCGTTGACATCGAGCGCCTGCGCAATAAATACAACCCGACCGCGTTCGCCATGCTCTATATGTGCCAGTTCGTTGACAGCAAAGACGCGGTATTCAAATTTTCCGCCCTGGTTGGCTGCGAAGTGGATAAGGCAACCTGGGGCGACTATGACCCGACCGCCGCACGGCCATTCGGCAACCGTGAAGTCTGGGCAGGCTTTGACCCGTCTCGTTCTGGTGATAATTCCACGTTTGTCATAATCGCGCCCCCCATCCATGACGGCGAGCGCTTCCGCGTTCTGGCAATCTGGCAATGGCAGGGGCTTAACTTTAGCTGGCAGGCCGATCAGATAAAACAGCTCATGCGCCGCTTCAACATTACGTATATCGGTATCGACACAACCGGCATCGGCAAGGGGGTATATGACCTGGTCAGCAAGTTCGCGCCCCGTGAAGCCACCGCCATTCTTTACAGCGTTGAAAGCAAAAACCGCCTGGTCATGAAGATGATCGACGTTGTCGAGCGCAAACGCATTGAATGGGCAAAAGACGCGATAGACGAAACCAACAAGGAACGCGCGGAAATCCCAGCGTCATTTATGGCTATCCGGCGCACAACGACCAAAAGTGGCAACGCACTGACATTCGTTGCTGAACGCTCCGACGCAACCGGCCATGCGGATGTTTTCTTCGCCATATCACACGCGGTTATTAACGAACCTATCGATCACGAATTTGACCGCCCATCGACCTGGGCATTCGGGAAAGCAGCATGACAAAGAGACGTAATAAGAAATTCAAGGCCGCAACAGGAAACGCAGAGACGTTCACACCAGGGCGCGGCAGCGTGATCACATTCGGCGAACCGGAACCTATCCTGACAACCGGCACGGATTACCACAATATCTGGTATGACAATGAATATAATCACTGGCGTTTACCCATCGACAGGCTGGCGCTGTCTCAATTGCCCAACCTCAACGCCCAACACGGCGGCGTGTTGTATGCACGGCGAAACATGGTGGCAGGCGGCTATATCAGCGGCGGGCTAACCACTGACCAGGTCGAACAAATGGCGTTTGATTACCTGCTGTTTGGGGACGTTGCCATCCTGAAGATCCGCAATGTGTTTGGCGAAGTGATCGACCTGTTTCCGCTGCCTTCACTTTACCTGCGCTGCCGGAAGGATGGTTCCTTTGTCATCCTTCAGGAGGGGCCAGCCCTGATTTATGAACCTGAAGATATTGTCTTTTTCAAAACGTACGACCCGCGCCAGCAGGTTTACGGCTTGCCGGATTACATCGGGGGGATTCATTCCGCACTGCTCAACAGCGAAGCCACCATATTTCGCCGCCGTTACTACAACAACGGGGCGCACATGGGCTTCATTCTCTACGCTAACGACCCTAACATCACAAGCGAGGTCGAAGCAGAAATTAAGGAAAAAATTGAACAGTCGAAGGGGCTGGGAAATTTTAGAAACATGTTCATCAGCATCCCGAAAGGTGGCGTAGATGGCGTCAAATTAATGCCCGTTGGGGAAGTGAGTGCAAAAGATGAGTTTGCCAACATCAAAGGGATCACCGCGCAGGATATTTTTACCGCCCACCGCTTCCCAGCTGGCCTGGCGGGCATCATTCCCACCAATGGCGCGGTAATGGGCAACCCTGACACGGCCCGCACGACATATAGAAAGGATGAGGTCGTCCCGCTGCAACGAAAATTCATGAACGGTGTGAATACAGACAACGAGATCCCAGCGCATTTACATCTAAGATTTGACGTTGAAACCCCATCAATTACCGATGATAAAGCGAAGTAGAATGCACCATGAGACAGAACCCGTTAAAATCCCAGCAGTTTGATTCGCTGGGAGCCAGAAATATGCGTGTTTTAAAAATAGAATGCCCTGAGTGCGGCGAAAAAGCAGTAATAAGGAAGACTAACCGCAAGCATCGTAAAATAGCGGATATTTACTGCGCCTGCTCAGACGTTGAGTGCGGCCACACATTTGTTATGAATTTAACGTTTTCACACTCACTCAGCCCCAGTGCCAAAACTGGCGATAAATTACTACAAACGGTGATCGAAAACCTATCCCCTCAACAAAGACAAATGGCACTGGACTTGTTAAAAGCTCCAGCCGCATAAATCAGCACCACCGTGAATCGGTGGTGTTTTTATTTCGTAGAACAACCCCCTCTTTTACCTGCTCAGACAATTCACCTATCCAAATCAATGCTATTTGGCGATCCTTCTCACTGCTTTCATCCACACATACAAACCGTGTCAAAAGCGCTATACGTTCTAACACCGTAACTACGTCTAAATCGTCCATTCCGCGCCCTCAAATAACTGTATATACAAACAGTATATCAAAATATTTCTTAATTAATACTGGATAAGGTCATTGTATTTTAAAGCATTTATGTGGACAGCTAATTACTCACATCAACTTTCATTAATTCAGCCATCACCGCTAGCCGTTCCGCGTGTGGCATCGTCCGATACTTCTCGGCCCAGCGCGCCGCCTTTCTCTTGATGCGCTGCCTATCGATATAGTCTTTACCAGCAAACGCCGCGCTATATGCCGCGCCCTCTGGGTAATTCATCCATATTTTTTCAGTGCGCACACCTCCACGCGTCATAGCCTGAAATTCCATGCTACGCCAGCCTGCTAATGTCTCGTCGTAAAGCCGTGATGGATAGCCAGACAGGATTACGCTGACGTTTTCCGGCAGGCTCATGAGGCAGGCTAACAGGCGTTCATGATCGGCAACGGTATATTCATAACGGTAGCGAGCGCGACTAGTACGTGTTTCCGGCATATAGGGCGGATCACAATAGACCAGCACCCGCCCCAATTTGGCAAAACCAGATACACCCGTTATCACTCCGTTTAGCTTCAATCCCTCCAGAAAATAGACTGCATCACCGTGAAAAAAATCTAGGCTCGGCGGCTTAATTCCCTGGTCTTTCCAGCGCTGCAACGTCTGTATGCGTGCGGTTTCATCCAAATCCGCGCCATAGTTCCGCAGTGCTCTCGGCTTATAGAACATCACCGCCCCACTGCCCAGATGCGTTTCAATGTAAGTATCATGCGGCGGCATGCTTGCGATAATTTTCTGATACGCGCCTGACACAGCTTTACTTCCAAGATATCCCATTATTTCCCCCTTTTGGTACCGCATAGCTATTTCCATCTGTGCTGCAGCCGTGTCATTTCTGACTATGCTCGATGCGTTGGCCAGCACAGTCTTTTCTGGCTATGCCGATTACCAATTCCAGCCGTCCCACAACTCGCAATCCGTTGATTTTTCATACTCACTCAACTGGCCGTTAGCCATTCGCAACATGCGATCCCCGCCTAGCGACAGGTTCCCGCCCCGTAACAAAATGCTGACCTGCTCATTTTCTCCACTAAAACCACGCTGTTTTAACAACTCGGATAATCGTCGCCGGTTCCCCTGCGTACAGTTATTGACAGAACTCCAAGGGGCGGCAGAGCCGCCAGAAAAGCCCGCCTCCGCTGGCGCTACGGCCAACTTCGGAACAATGCCCCACGTAACCAAACGTGTAACGACCTCTGACGCAGTACCCAACAGCGGCGAATAGACCCCCTGTATGCGCTGCACGTCTTCCGCGTACTGGTTGCCCTGCTCGGTAATTTCATATGCCAGACGCACGACCAGATTATCGCGTGATACCAATGCACCGCCCTGAGCCTGAGTGTACGCCGCCCAATCACCCAGATCGGCGGCAACTAACACGGCATCCATTCGGGCATCATCCAACTGGATATCGCGCAGGCGGCGCAGTTCACGATAAACCGTTACCGGCGCACCGCCGATCTGCTGAAACTGACGGATACGCCAGCGCGACGCCCAGGCGGAAACAGCCTTTGACATATCCTTCAGACTTTCGCCGGTTTCCTCATCGGTTTCACCATCCAGCGCAAAGCCATCAATGTTTTTTGAAATGTATTTGGCGATATAGCCCGTCGCACTGCCTTTGGATTCATCTATCGGCTCTACGTGGAAACGCGCCTTCAGCGCTACTTCACTCTGTAGTTCTATCGAATCGGCATAACGGGCGTAGTAACACATAATGTCACGCACCTGCTCGACGTGTTCAGGCGGCATAAACAGCAACATATGCCAGTGGGGAGTGCCATCGTGATGCGGCTCCACAACGCGAAAACCAAACACGCTGATTTCCTCCCGCGACAATGCCGCGCGGATTTTCGCCCATACGCTACACAGGTATTTCTGTGTATCCCTCGGGCTTGCGCCGTTCCACTGCTTAACAAATCCCCCGCCGCTGTGCGCAGAGTGGTATTTTGACGGCGCAGTGATGGTGTAGAACTCCCCAGCGCAGCCCATTTCGTTAGCTAAATCTTCAAATCCACGCATACGCACCATAAGCTCACATCTCCTTATCGCTGGATTGGCATTACTGCCGTTAACCATGTCATTCATCGATACCCGTTCACCCGTTTCGGGATTTTCGAGATCGAACGATTTAAAAAACTCGCGATTTCGCTTCTTCTGCGCAATCCATTCACCCAGCGCGCTACGGGAAACATACGCAGACGCCGCCTTTTGCACCTGCCCTACAGCGATGGCCATATGCTCACGTTGCAAGTCACGGCGACGCTTAATGCGCACGCGCCACCATTCCGGCGACATCATGCGCAGCAGGCCAGATTCAGCACTGTGCGTCGGCAATGGCCTGCGGCCTTTGGTGAACTGCGCCCAGTAAGGCGGCTGCGTGCCAGCTTGTAGCGTTAAGCGCCCCAAATGCCGGAACGCCAGCAACGTGATTTTGCGCATATCCAGATCGGCAGCATTCGCTATGCCCCGCTCGGTATAGTCCTGAAAGCTGGCTGCCATAAAATCCGCCAGTTGAGTAGACAGGCGGCGGATATCATCGCGTTCGTATGTCGGCAGTTTTTCCAAATCGTCAGAGAACGGAAACGGGATATCACCGGCAGACAGGAATTCCGTTTGATAGCGCGGCATGATTTTGCGCAGGCGTGGCAATACGCTTTCACCCAACGTGCGGCGTAAAAACGTATTGGCGCGGCGGCGCCCTTTGTGTTCATCGGATTTAAATAGGGTTTCGTAGCGCTGACCAAAATATTTAGCCAGGTAATCCGGCAGGTCGGAAAAATACGGATGCCGCCAGTCATGATCGGTTTTGTCCATATGCCATAGGATGCGCTCAACATAGCTAACGCCATCCGGCACGCGTGGCGCGAACTGCTCACGCTGCCAGTTAAGGGCAGCGTGATGATCTCCGTTGTGCTCTGCGGCTTGTTGCATTACTCGCAAACCCCAGCATAAACACTGCTGCAAACGGCCTTGTCATTCATGCCTGCAAATAGATCGAACTGATTGCCGCCGCGTGAGGTCAATGCCCAGTCTCTATAGGTTTCAATACCGTGAGATTCCACACTGATGAACTCAATACGGCGTTCGGATTTACGTGGGTCTTGAGTCGAAGGAAAGAACGTGCTGTTACCACGGCGAGAACAAGCAGCAACCAGCCGTTCCCATTCAGCCACACGCGTCACCTCTTCTGGCCAGCGGCTGAATATTTCCGCTAACTCAGATTTTCTCGCATGGATGCATGGCATACAGCCTACGCGGCTGCATCCCTGCTGATAGAGTGGATTGGGTTTAATGCCGTGACGGCGTGCCAATGCAAACACATCGGCATGAGTCCATGTCAGTATCGGGCGGTAGACATGTAAGCCTGGTGTATTATCTACGTCTGTTTCCCATTCTGGCAGCAATGCGCGTGCTGGAGACTCTTCCGCCCGTACACCTTGCCAACTGATAACCTCGTCATATTCAGCCAGCAGCGGCATGACGATCTGGTCACGAATAGGCGCGTGTTTTAGATCAAAAGTACAAAAGCGGGCTTTAGTGGAGGGGAATCGGCCTTTCCACATACACAAATCCAGAAAAGGGATACCCGTTGGATGAAGAACATCAAGCGCACGGGCAACCGTTGCGGCGGCCTGTGCATCAGTCATACCGCATTCAGTTACCAGCGTGACAGGCCAGCGCTCAGCAATGAATTTACGTTTTCCTGCTATACGGTCATCAAACGAGGCTTTAACTCTGCGTATTTCCCCCAGCTTGGATTCCAGATAATCAAGATATTCCATTGTTTGCGGGTGTTCATGGCCTGTGTCAGCAAATACGCGGATGGTTGGTACGCCTGACTCAATAGCCAACAGCCATTGTGCCAGCGAATCTTTACCGCCAGACACTGAGTTAATGTTGATTGCATCGACAGAAAAACAACGGGAATCGATAGTCATAACCCCATCCCCCGCAACTCACCGCTGAAGCCGGTATTCAAGCCACGCAGCGTTGAACCATTAAGCAGCGGCAATGACTCCTGACAATTGGCCGTCAGCACGCCGATCACTTCCTTTGCGGCACCGCGAGTAATAGCGTTAGCACTGATAGAGCGCTGAACAGCGATTTCATGGAATTTAAACCCCTGATAAATCTCCCGCGTGGCGGGGGTATCGCTGTTTGAAATCACGCACTGAGCACCATGTATGCGATTAGCATCAGCCAGCGCAGCAGCTAATGTGATGTGGTGATCAATGGAGAATGCCGCTGTGTGATACTGCGTGAAATTAGCGGTATCACTAGCGGGCAGGTACGGCGGATCGCAGTAGATAACCGCACTAGGGCGGGCATGCCTCGTTATAGTCTCGCTAAACGGGGCAACCCTGAAAATGGCCTTTGTATCACGCGCCTTTTCTGCAAACAGCCTTATTTCCTGCTCTGGAAAATACGGGGCACGATACTGACCAAATGGAACATTGAAACCGCCATCACGGTTATAGCGGCACATCCCGTTATAACCGTGTCGGTTTAGATACAAAAATAATGCAGCCGCTGGCAAGTTTGGCACGCCTCCGTCACGGCACTGATAGTTAAAGCTGCGGCGGCGCACGTAGTATTCAGTTTTATTGTTGCCGTACTGGAATAACACTTTTGCGTCTGAAATTAACAAATCAGTGTTAGCAACCGCAACGCGATACAGATTAATCAGGTCTGGATTGATATCAGCAAGTACATAATGGCGATATTCAGTATTCAGGAACACCGACGCACCACCGACGAACGGCTCTATAAGAACATCACCTTTGGGCAGGAGCGGCAGCAAATCAGGCAGGGCGCGGGTTTTACCCCCCGCCCATTTGATGAACGGGCGGATCATAATTCACCGCCGTTATTCTGAACCAACCGAGACATAACCGCAGAAACCAACGCGACTTGGCTGATCGCATCATCCAGCGCGTTATGCTTAAAACCGATGATTTTTGCCGTACCGAGTCTAAGAAAGCGCTCCATATCCATAATGGCGAACCCGACTTCTTTCATCGTCCTGACGTCACGCTCATTCCAGTAATTCCACGGAACATCAATATCCGTTCGCTCAAACGCTGTTTTCAGGATCGTGCAATCAAACGACGGGCTATTCGCCCATACCTTTAACGTTTTTAGGCTTTCAGCGTTATCAGTCAGCCAGTCGCTAAATGCGCTGAGTGCGTCCCAAATTGGGGTTGCATCATCACTAATTAATTCAGCGCGAGCCTCTGAGGACTGACGCAACCACCATTTGATAGCGCCGCCGTCCGGCACCGCGCCGTTCAGCATGTCGTTTTCAAAATCGACGCGACAATAGAACTGCTCACCCAGCTCACCCGTTTTAGGGTTAAAGAACACTGCACCAATCGAACAAATTGGCGCTTTAGGGTTCGCCCCTATCGTTTCGATATCAATCATGACGTGGTTCATGCAATGATCTCCTGTGCTGAGTGCTCGAATCGCTCTGCCTCTTTGCGCAGCAGCTCGATAATCTCAGGCGCGGAATACTCTTTTTGCTGAAAGTGGACAGTCAGCGCAGAAAGACGCAGAGCAAACGAGAAATGCTGGTCTTTCTTTTCGTCCAGCCGTGCGTTTCTCATCAACTCCAACAGTGCGCCATTGTCGGCGACCGTGCTTGTGGTACGGCGTGTTTCGATATTTCTCATGATGGTTTTCCTGTTTTTAGGTAATACGAATCCCCAGCCGATAGAGGCTGTAAAAAAGAAAGGCGTATTACGGGTTAATTAATTGACTGGTTTTCGCTTTGTTCCGCTTCAGGTTCGGAACGAGTGATAACAAACACGCTGCGGCCAAAATGCCCAGGCTGAAACGTGGCGGTTTTCTCATACATATGGCGCAGTCTTAACACGCCATTCCACAACACACGGCGCTGATTAGTGTCAAAGTCAGCCCAGTTATAGGCAACGTGGCTTTTCCCCAGCTTAGGGCGGCAATGGAAGATCAGATCTTCACGTTCGCGTGGTGTCGCTGACTCCCAAAACAATTCGGCAGGGTTATCTGTTCCCGAAATCATGCGGCGCATGGCCTTAAGCGGTTCGGGCAAATCTAAAGCATCATGATGCATGATTACCCCCTAGCCCCGATCAAGCGACGCCACAACGAGCGGCGCGGCGTTGCAGGTACATACGGTTTTTTGCTCCACGATGCAAAGTAGGCTTGCTTCGGTGTCGGTTGTACGCGCTGGCCGTTTGGCAGTTCCAGCCAGCCTTTACCGTTCGCCAGTTGTGGTGAAGGCGACTGGTTGGTAAGTAAACGAGCGACAGAAATCATATAACTCCCCTTTACGTTAAAGACGTTTAGCCCAAGCGGCGGCAAACTCTGGCGGTAGTGACATTCCACGGCTATACCATTGGTTTGTGTGGATTTTGATGAATTTGTACAGCGGATAATTGAGGTAATAAACCGAATCGGCCAACCCTTCCAGCGACGATAAAACGCTAATTTTGCAAAAACCGTTATCATTGCCGCTCTCGCGTTGTTCGATAGACTGAGATAAAAAGCTGTTCGCGGCATCATCGGCAGCGTGCAGCCATATTTCTGGGTTATGAATCATCAATTGCCTCCTTACGCGAATACCGGCATAGCCGAATTCAGCACGTCTACGGCTGCGGCCATCATCGGCGTTGATTGGAATCGGGATTCGACAGAAAGCACAATCAGCGACAGATTACGGATTGCGCTGTTTGCCCGATTGAGAATGGCGTTTTTACGCGCCTGAGACATTGGAGCACTTGATACCGCTTCCCCAGCGATCGCGCCCACGTCAGCCGTGGCGCTCAATGCAAACATCGTCACATTGTGTGACTTTGCCTCATTGCGTGGCACAGACGGCAAGCAGTTGATTTGCGCCAGCAGGCCATCCAGTAACGTGGCGTCTTCCGTGTGATCGGTAATAGCCAACAGTTCACAGCACGTTAAGCGGTGCGGCTGTTCGGGGTTCAGCTTGTTACGCAATACCTGTGAACGGACGCCAATCGCGGCGGCGACGGCTTCAAGGTTGTGCGCCAGCGCGAACGCTCGGCAAGCGGCATCAAAGTGCGGGTGTTTAGCGATCTGATAATCAAACATAGCTATCCCTGCCCCGACACTTAGGATGGATTCGCATTAAGCGAAATACGACATTCGCTTAATGCTTGAACGGTTAGCGCGGCCATGTTGATTTCAACTTTAGCGCGGGGTTTGTCGGCCTTGCCACGGATAGGCAAACGGCCATCACGAATCATGTCGCGGGCAGTGCCAATTGGTGTGCCAGTAAGGCGGCAGTACTCATCTAACGGCATGTAAGGAATGGGGATGGTGATTGTAATGTTAGGGCGCATAAGGCAATATTCTCCGTTCAGTAGAGCGCAGCAACGCTCATTAACTTTCGACTAAAACTACAACTTGGAGAAACTCTACTTCGACTTAATCTACAAATCAACATAATTTCGACTAAGTCGCGAGAGTGGCACTTATGAGTAAATTTCCATTCGAGCAAATAGAACACAGTAATGATGTGCTTGATCGCGTAGTTGAAGCGTATGGATTCACATCAAAACTACAACTTGCAGACCATTTTGATATGGCATCAAGCAGCCTTTCTGCAAGGTTCAAACGGGGCGTTTTTCCCGCTGACATGGTGGTTAGGTGTGTAGCTGAAACAGGTGCATCTTTAGAATGGCTCTCTACTGGTCATGGCAAAAAATTTGACGATGAGGCGCTTGATATACTCAAGTTTCCCCACAAGAAACTAATCGACGGACAGCTTTACGATTCTGGCTATGTGATGTTTGATAAAGTGATGTTTCTTCCTGGTGTTCCGCTGCCGGAAAATCCTATTTGCGTAATTGACGAAAAGATGCAGTACATCATCGATCAAACGTTTGCCGATGTTTATGACGGTCAATGGCTTGTTGAGATTGAAGACAAAATCAGTATCAGAACGCTGACACGTATCCCTGTGCGTAAGGTTCGCGTTAGCGGTGTAGGTATGGCGTTTGATTGCAGCATTGATGATATAAAAATCATTGGAAGGGTAAAAACTGAAATAGGGATGTTTTAATTATGTTTAGCTTTTTAAAAAAAATATTTTCTAACTCTAGCAATGGAAATTCTGATACCACCTCAGAAGTTGATAGCATGGGTAACTATATCTATGAGGATAATTTAGACCTAGATTCATATCCTTTTAAAATGGTTAATCAAAAGGCTGTCTTATGGAATGGAATACCAGTAGATGTTGAATTTTCATATCTAAACGATCTCGAAAAAAAAGAAAGGATTCAAGGGAAAGTACAAGAGATAGCGATATCTGAAAAAGGTGAGTTTATTCTACAAGTAAATGATAAAGTCGATGATATAACCCATAGCATTGAAGAAAGGTACATCGAAACAAAAATTCTTGTTGGAACAGTACGATTTAATTTTAAAGACTTTTGCAAACAAAAGCTGAAAATTAACACGCAAGAAATGTTCTCCTACGCGAAAGCTGTAAGACATGGGGCCTGCACGCTGACTATCACTAAGGAGATCCCCCCAATACTTACATCCTTCACTTATGTAAAAGACAAGGAACGTTTTAAAACAGAAACACTTATTGATCGGATGCTAGAAAACAAACACGGCTTTGTAAGCATATCAGGTAAAAACCCGAACACAGGCGAGCGGAGTTATTTTGAGATACAAAAAATAAACACAATGATTAAAAGCGAAGGACATAATAAATATAAGCGTGATGAGTGGGTTAAAATAATTTTCGGCACTTCTGATAAATGAGTATAAAGAAACAAACCGATGGAAAATGGCTTCTCGATTTCTATCCAGAAGGTAAACCAAAGGGCAAGCCCAGCAAAAGAATTCGTAAGACGTTCTCCACAAAAGGTGAAGCCCTGGCGTATCAAAAACACGTTATTGAAAACCTACATAACAAGCCGTGGTTAGACGGAAAAGAAGACCGACGCACGCTGCGACAGCTGGTCTATATGTGGTTTGATGAACACGGAATCACGTTGGATGACGGGGAAAAGCGCAAGAGTTCGATGGAATACGCTTGCGAGTGCATGGGGGAACCAACCGCGCACGAATTCGATACCACAATGTTTTCTCTGTTTAGAAAGAAGCGCCTATCGGGGGAATTTTCCCGCACATCACGTATTGCACAGGTAACCCCGCGCACTGTTAATCTTGAACTGACCTACTTCCGTGCTGTATTTAATGAGTTAAAACGGCTGGGACATTGGAAGCATGAGAACCCGTTAGAAACCATGCGACCATTCAAGACAGAAGAAAGCGAAATGTCATTTCTGACAAAAGAACAGATAGATCTTCTTTTGAAAGAATGCCAGAACAGCCGCTCAGAATGTTTATATGACGTGGTGCGCGTTTGCCTAGCCACTGGTGCACGATGGAGTGAATCAGAATCCCTGCGGCGAGCGCACGTCACGCCGTATCGGATTACCTTCATGAACACAAAAGGAAACCGCAACAGAACCGTGCCCATTAGCCAGGCACTTTATGAGTCACTGCCACAGACAAACGGTGCGCTATTTACTCCTTGTTATTCAGCATTCCGTAAGGCGATGCAGAGAACGGGAATAGAATTACCAGACGGCCAACTTTCCCACGTTCTACGCCATACCTTTGCAAGCCACTTTATGATGAACGGCGGCAACATTTTGGTACTACAACGGATACTCGGCCATACCGATATAAAAATGACGATGCGTTATGCGCATTTTGCCCCCGATCACCTGGAAGAAGCTATCAAGCTCAACCCGCTAGAGAACTAA